TGGCACTGGTGCGGTACATGGCGACAAGCTGATCGTCGGCAATCGTGGTGTTGTAATAATGGGTGTGCGCAGCCTTGTCCCGGTCCGTGCCGAGATTGGCGACGATGTTGCGCAGGCCGTCCATGATTGTCATAGTATTTTTCGCCAATCCATGTACTGGGATGATATCAAAGGCTCAACCGCGTATCGAACAGCGTCCCATCCGTGGTTGTGCGCATCGATGATCTTCGTGCCAACGTCGCCCGCATCGTTCACCTTGTAGCTGTAAAGCCGCGCTTCCCGCTGCATGTTAGCACAATCGGGGTGAATTACAATACGCGCAAAGTTCCGAAGGTACGCGATGCCGTCCTCGATGCTGCCGGGCCACTTGCGAACTGATCTGGCCAACGGCAGGCCGTGCCGCTTCAAATGGCTGATTGCGGCGGGGCTGGCGCTGTCCCAACGGCTTATCTGGCGGTCAAAGCCTGGAATGGCCGATTCAACGGCGGCTGGCGTGTCGTCGTATTCCATCTGCTTGCCGAACTTTTCGCGCCTGATCCAGATATCCGCACCAAACACCCACACTTCAACCGCAGCCGTAGGGTCTTGTGAATAGCCAAAATCCCCGCCGAAATATGGCCCATCCCAATCGTCGCGCGGTTCAAAGTCTTCAACATGCACTTTGCCGTGAAAGACTTGGGAGTTGCTGTTTTGCAGGTAGGCCCCGTCCCACACATGTGCGTATGTGCCGGGGTCCAGCCGCTCTTGCTCTCGCCTGCGCAGCTTTTCCAGTCCTTCGGGGAAGAACGGATTGTCGGCCCAGTTGATTTCGACCACGATTGCGGAGTCGGGCGGGTTTTGCCGGAACCGCTTGTCAACAGGGCTGGATTCGTCGCGAGGGTTCCATAAAGCCCATATCTCAGACTTCGGCTGCCGAAAAACTGTAGCTTCCAAGGCCAGCCAACCGCTTTCTGGTATATCCTCGGCTTCCTCGATTATGGTCAGATCGATCTTGGCCAGTGATTTTATAGATTGCTCGTTGCGGCGCAGCCCCTTGAATATGAACTCAGTCCCGTTTGCGCCTTTGATGTAATCGACGCCCACGTCGTAATGGGCGGAAAGGAACGGTGTCGAGTCGATGGCAAATTTCAATTCGGCGTGAAAGCTGTCCTTGATGCTGACCTGGAACTCTCGGACGCAAAGCACCTTCATTTTGTCGGCATAGCCCCACACAGCGGCCATCAGGGCGGCGCTGTATGACTTGCCCGCCCCTCGACCACTGAACAGCGCACGGTAGCTGACAGAGCCTCGTGGTGCGGCAAAGACCGGCACCAGCTTTTCCGGCAATTTAATCGTCGCGCTGGTCATCAGACTTTGCAGCTTCGATCACGATCCGAGTTGGTGTCATGCTGCCGTCGCTTGACGTGTTATCAACCACACTTTTCTCTGTCCAACCGGCAACTCTACCCAACACGAATTTTGCAGCATCTAGGCTATTATCGGTCAAGCTGTCGGTCAGCACTCGGATAGCGTCACCTTTCAGCCGTTCACGCCCGGTCATTATTTCGTATCGAAAATGCTTGCGCAGCGTGTCGTCATGCAAATTCAGGCATCCTGCGATCTTTTCAATAGGCGTTCCTGCCATAACTGCGCGCTCAACAAAAGTGCGGTCAGTGTCGCTCGGTACGTAGAGTTTCCCCCTCGCCATCAATCCCACCCGCTCAGTCGCTGTTGAGGCTGCTCAACTTTCACTTGGTCGACAATTTCAAAATCCTTGAATGATCCGTAGCTGTCCGCAGAAGGTTGCGCAAAATGATGATCCACAACTTGCTTGAGATATACCCCGATTGGGCTTCCCTCGCTCAACTCGTAAAATTCAATCCGCGCGTTTAGGTTCAGGTTCATAGACGTGCGCACAGCAACGCTGAAGTCATCGTTTTCAAGCAAGATGAATTTGGCGTGGAACCGGGCCAGGCGAACACTGTCCTGCCCAAATTTATCTAGCAGGCTGCGATAGTATTTTCCCTGACGTGCCGGAAAACTGCGGTCCACAAGCCAACGCATTGTCAGAATATTTTTGTCGCCGAGCATGTCAAGCGCTTGTTTGATTTCGGCGGCAGCGGCTGTCCATGTCCCGATGTCAATATGGCAGGGTCCAATTTCCCGCGCGATGTGGCGCAGAATGTCGATCATGGAAAAGTCGCCTTTTGTCAGCCCGAAAATATCGCACCCCTTTGTGATAGGTCCGATACAACGGGCTGCACTTTCGCCCCGCGTTCCGTGCCGAAACTCGCGCGTCACATTATAACGTCTGACACTTTCGGCATCAATGGTCGGTCGTGGTCCGGTCGGCATCATGGCTTTTCCCTTACGGTCGATAGCGCCAAGGTAACAGCTTCCTGCGCTAATTCAATATCATCCTGAACGGCAACGGCTCGTTTGACTGGCAACCACCCCGCGACGTACCGCAGACCAGCCTTTTCAAGAATGCGCGCCTTGCGTGGGCGGGTGAGGGTCATGCCTCAAACCTCCCTGATCGAGCAGTCGATGCGCTCAAGGTAATCTTCGGCTTCCTCGTCTTCTTCGCGCGGCTTTCTGTCTGTCTGCCAATTCAACGCGACCCATTCGACAAAATCGTCATAATCGGACTTGTCGATGTGGTAAGCCTGATTGGTCGTGTCGTAGCTGACAACGTATGTAGCGCCGCTGATTTTTGACGCTTCGCCGTCGCGCCATTTGCCTTCGTGGTTCAGTGCGAAATCGGTCATTTTGTCTCTCCTGCGGGCGCGACCATCGCGTCCCTTAGGGATACACTACCGTAACGCGTTAAGCATTGCAATATAATTCGTAACGCGTTACGAATTAATTGACCCCCTTTTTGCGCGGGGAGTTATTGTTGACAAGGTGCTTGACACGGTAGGTAACAGGTGGCAACCGCATCGCGGTCCCAACCTTCAGCGCACAGATTGGCGAAGACGATCTCGTCAGGCATGGGCGACTTGCGCATGTTCTTGATGCGGCGATGCAGCCGGGCCAGTTCGTCATGTGTCACCAATTTCAGGGCGGCGCGATGCCTATCACCCGCCGCAGACCATCCACAAAATCGGCACTTCGGCTCCAGCGGTTTAGAGTCCGCCTCGCGGTCCAACACCTGCCATGGAGCAGCGATCGGCATCCACGCCAGTGCGTCCCCGTCTGCCAAAACATCGCCGTTCAACATCACCCATCGCGGACCGTTGTCTGTTCCGCCGCTTGGCTCATACCAGGCCGAAACAGGCTCATTCCCTGCTGAACACCATATCAAAACCATTGGACCGAATGCCTTGCCGTAAGGGTTGAGCGGCGCGCTTTCCATTGGTAACCAGTCACTGCTTTTCATGCGTCACCTCGCGGTCCCGCGCCGTTTCAGCGCGTTTAATAACCCTCAACACAGTGGTGCGCAAAATCTCGCTTGCCTTCTGACCGCGCGCCTTGGCAACAGCGTCAAATGCCGCTTTGTCTTCTGGCGTTACGCGGATTTTGATTATCGCTGATTTGCTCATGCCTTGACTATAGGGCCACAAAACTTGCAATGCAACCGAAAAATGTGGGTACAATGGCTTGACGCTGTGGCCACAACGTGCAATAAAGGGTCAACGAAACGCAAACCGGAGACAGACAGATGAACACGAACGAAACACCAAGCCAAACAGCAATGACTCTGGTGATCGACACCGTGGGGGAAATCACCCTGCCGGATGGCACCACCGCACATGGCGTTGTCCTCGTTGTGCCGGTGGGCACCAGCCAAGACGAGAGGCGCGAAACCTTGCAGGCCGCCGTCCGGATATGGTCCGAGCGCGTGACCATACAACCCGTGCTTCGGGAGATTTCATGATGGGCCTGCGTGACGACATAGACGCCGCCGACCGCTGCGAGCTGGGCATGTACGGCGCATACCTGCGTGGTGAATACACCCCGCCGCCCGCGCCGTATCCGAGCGACCCGAGCGCGAAGGGTGATTCGAACACCTACGCATTGATGAGAAAGCGGGGAGATTGACATGACGCATAAACACACTCCTGCACCTTGGACGGTCACGAAGCATTTTTATGTTATCGACGTGCACGGCGTTTTGGCTGATGATGAGCTTATAGCGGGCGATATTGGCAGCCTCGCGGATGCCAATCTTATCGCCGCCGCGCCGGATATGCTCGAAGCCCTGCACGTGATTTTGGACGCCGCCGATGATCGCGTCAACGACGGGCTTGGGCATGATTTGCCGCCGATCGTTCGTGAAAAGATCGAGCGCGCGATCCGTGAAGCCAAAGGCGGTGACACATGAACCTCAATGACAAATCCGGCAGCCGCGACATAGCGCAGCACGTCCGCAGCATGGAGGGGCAAGGTTCTTGGCTGCACCCGCCGCGCCCGGCGCGCAAGCCCCGTCCATTCCCGGTTCTGCCGCTGGCCCTCGTCGGCTTCGCGATTGCTGGACTGGTCGCCGGCTACGCCTTTGGTGAGGTGCCGCCGGACTATGAACCGCCGCGCGGGTACGAAGCCTGCACTGGATTGTGCTGACAATGATCCGTCAACCGACCACATGGAATGACGCTCATGCGTGGTGGCGCCGCGCCCTCAAGGATCCCCGGACGCCGCGCCACGATGCCGATCCGCAATGCGGGTACTACGCCCGCCGCGCGGTGAAGGGCGGGCCGCTCATCCCCGTGCATGTCTACCTCGATCAAGAGATCGACCCGGACACCGGCGAACTTGCCGACGACGAGACGATCCGCGCCGAAGAGCTTGGCGCGAGCAAAGACCCGGTGCGCATCTGGACGCATCTGCGCCCGATCAGCCGCGCGAGGTACGACGAGCTGATCGAACAGCACCGCACCGATCAGCAGATGGCTGCGACCCATGCGGCCTATGACTTAACCCACGAACCAATGAGGCCCTGAAATGCCCGAAGACCAGACCCCACCCCCCGCCGGCCACAACAATCCGCCGATCTACCGAGAAACGGTTGTCGAGGACCACAATGCCAAGGCGGCGAAGTTCCTCGACGCCGGCGGCGCATGGATCGAGGTCGCACCGCTCAAGACCGACGAACAAGCGAGCAAGCTGGCCGACTTCATCGCCGGAATCAAGGAAGTGAAGAAGGCTGTCGATGAGGATCGCAAGGTCGACAAGAAGCCGCACGACGAAGCCGGGAAGGCCGTCCAGGCCGCGTACACCCCGATCTTGACCAAACTGGACAAGGCGATCGCGCGCGTGAACCCCCTTATGACCGCGTGGCTTGAGCATCTTGACGCCAAGGAGCGTGAGGAAAACGAGCGCGCCCGCCGCGAGGCCGAGGCGGAAGCCAAGCGCGCCGCAGAGATGGAAGCGCAGGCCCGCGCCCGCAATGATTTTGCTGGCGAGGCCGAGGCCGAGGAAGCCAACAAGCGCGCGGAGAAGGCTCAGAAAGACGCAGATCGCGCGGCCAAGCAGCGCCCGCAGGTCAAGAGCGCGACCGGCGGCGGCCGCACTGTGTCCTATCGGACCTATTGGGAGGCCGAGGTCGAGAACCTGCGCGCGGCCTTCATGCATTTCCACCAGAACCCCGAGGTTGCGGCCCTGTTCAAGAAACTGGCCGAAGCTGAGGCGCGGTCCAAGGACTTCAACCCTGAGACCGACAAGATCCCCGGCGTGAACCTCAAGCCCAGAAGGGTCGCAGCATGAGTACCGAAATCGCGAAGAAACCCCTGCGCCAAGTCGCCAACGTCCGCGAATTGCTCGTGAACGACATGGCCAAGCAACAACTGGCCACCGTCGCCGCCAAGCACATGCGTCCTGAGCGCATGATGCGAATTCTTGCTAACGCTATGCGCACGACGCCGCAGCTTGCCGAGTGTGAGCCGCTGTCCCTACTCGGCGCGATGATGACCAGCGCATCGCTTGGGCTCGAACCGCAGACCCCGCTGGCCCATGCATACTTGATCCCCTTCAAGAACCGCCGGAAAGGCGTGACGGAAGTTCAGTTCATCATCGGCTGGCGCGGCATGATCGCATTGGCACGGCGATCGGGAGCGGTGGTGAACATTCATGCCGACGTGGTGTACCAGAACGACGAATTCAGCTTTGAGTATGGATCGGATCAACATCTTCGTCATAAGCCATCCGGGGAGCGCGAAAACCCGCAGTACGCTTACTGCTATGCCAAGCTGACCGATGGCGAGGCATTCATCGTCTTGCCTTGGCCGGAGATCATCAAGACGCGGGACAATTCGCAGGGCTACCAGACAGCGAAGCGTTACGGGAAGCTCGATGAGACGCCTTGGGTCAAACACGTTCACGCGATGGCGAAAAAGACCGCTGTGCGTCGGCTGTTCGATGAGCTTCCTATCAGCATTGAGGAAGTCTCCGAGGCGGTTGGTGTCGATGAGCAGCGCAACGATTTCACCAGTTTCGCCCTGAACCCTGAGCACGGCATTACGATCAACGGGGAGTTCACCGAGGAAGATGCCGCGCCAGAAGATGAAGGTGACGCGCAGGCACAGGATTCGAAGTCCGCCGCAGATCCCGAGCCGGATCCAAAGGCCGACGCCAAGAAAGAGGCCAAGCCGAAGGCGGCGGCCAAACCTGAGCCCAAAGCCGAAGACAAGCCTGAGCCCAAAGAGGACGACGAGGCCACAAAACGGCACCGCGCAACTCTGAACAAAGTTGAGGACGACCTCGCGGACGGCGCACCGGCCAGCGGGACACGCCAATTCCACGCCGAGTCGCTGGACTTAATGAAGGCAGAGGCGCCGGACCTTTTCGCGCAGGTCGATGCGATGCTGAACCACGCTGAGGCCACTGGCTGACAGATGCGGGACGCGGATCTCATACGCTGCGTGTTTACCGGGGCGGCATTGGAGCCTGATGGCAACTTTGCCGCCGCAGCCCTGCACGACCGGCTGGGCGAGGGGCAGGTCGTCCATGTCGATCTGGACCCCGAGCGGAGCGCCAAGAGCCACCGGCACGCCTTTGCGTTTATCCGCACCACATGGGAAAATCTGCCCGAGGACGTGAAAGACGCGCCATGGGCGCAGACAGCCGAAACGCTGCGGAAGCATGCCCTGATCCGCACAGGCTTTTGTGATGTCGAAATGCTTGCCGTAGGCACTGAGCGCCGCGCCGAGCGTGTCGCCGTGTCTATGTCGCGTCTCGCAACGCGCCTGCATGGCTATGCCATCACCGAAGTCTCGGGCCCGGTCGTTTACTGCTTCACGCCAGAAAGCCAGAGCCTCAAAGCCATGGGCGGGGCGCGGTTTCAGGATAGTAAACAAAAAATCTTAGAATGGTGCGCTGATCAGATCAGCGTCACGCCGGATGAACTTGCCCGCATGGGCAAGAAGGAGGCTGCATGAGCCGCCGAGAATTCCCCGCCAAGGTGAAGCTGGCCGCGTTCAAGCGCGCCGCCGATCGCTGCGAACGCTGCGCCGCGCCGCTGCTGCCGGGCCGCTTCGACTATGACCACGTTATCGCCGACGCCATGGGCGGCGAGCCTACGCTCAAGAACTGCGCCGTCCTGTGCAAGTCGTGCCACGGCGAAAAGACGCCCGAGGACGTGGGGCAGATCGCGAAGGCGAAGCGGATAGAGCGCAAGCACGTCGGGGCTAAGCCAGCCAGGCGCAAAATGCCATACCAGAAATTCAATGGCGAGGCCGTATGGCCGGAAAGGAATGACACATGAAACGCTTTGTAACAGCCTTGGGAATTGCCATCACGGCTTCACCCGCCATTGCAGGTGATTGCGGCTCGCCCGAGCGCATGGGGGATTTCTGCGCAACGACTTCAAAGAGCGCGCCATGATTGTATTGCCGGAACCTGACGGCCCTATCCTGACGGTCTGGGTGAATATGGATAGCGGCACATGGACGGTGGTCCGCGTCGGTGACACGCAAGCCTGCATTGTCGCCAGTGGAAACAACGCCATGCTGCCGTCTGACCTTAGCAGCTTGTCACTGGGAGAGCCGCTATGACCGACCCGGAAACATGCCACGCAAACATCATCACCCAAGCCCGCGAGACCGGCTCCAGCATTCTGAGGCGGATGTATCAGGACCGGGCTGCGGAATTGAAAGGCGGTGACGCATGACCCGCACCATCACCGCCGCGCTTGCCCTTGCCGCCCTGACCGAGTGGCCCGTCCGCAGCGCTACAACCCTTGGAAGTCAAAGTGCTTCCAGATTGGACCCTGTCCTTCCCGTCGATGCGGGCTGCAAGCCGCGCCCTTGGGTTCAAGGATGAAGAATTCATTGCGAAGGCGGTCAAGCGCAAATCGAAGCGCGGGCAAGAGCGCATCATGGTCGCGGCGATGCACTACGCTGCGAAGCATGGCGGGTCGGTGCCGGTCTTCGGTGCTGTCGGGGGGGGCGCGCTGATGGTGGCCTACAACTTCCAGACCGACTTCGCCCCTGACATCCTGTCGGGCCGCAAGCTGTCCACCATCCGCCCGAACGGCAAGCGCCGCCATGCGGTCGCTGGCGATGAACTGCAGCTGTTTGTCGGCATGCGAACATCATCCTGCCGCCTGCTGCTGCGGGTGCCGTGCCTGTGGTCGCAGAAGATTTCCATTCACCACATCGCGGTCATTCGCGAAAGTGGTGCGACCAATTCAATGTGGCAGCTGGAAGAACTGGCCCGAATAGAAGGCTTCGCTTCATGGCCGGAAATGCGCGACTGGTTTGACCGCCGGTATGGGCTTCCGGTTTTGAACTTCACGCAAATCCGGTGGGAATATACGGGCGCTGCATCCGCCGTTGAGAAAGCCGCTAAGGGGGTGACAGCACCATGACCCTTCCGGCACCACGTCTTGCGAATGCACCGGCGGCGCACTGTTGCTTCGGCGACCCGCTGGGGTTGGTTACAACATAGAGCAGGGCGTTCCGGGCGGGCGTCCCGATGGGTAGCGCGGTGAGCTTGGCGTCGGGCATGGTTCTTCTCCTTAGCAGGACTCTTGTGCGGCCTGCGCTTCGGCGCAGGTCAGGATTTCGTCTATGGCTTCGATCTGCGCATTTGCTTGCTGCGCTGCGACAAGGTGCTCCGTCGCGAGAATCGCCAGATCCCGAACGGTTTCAGCCCGCCGGTCACTGATTGGCACCGGGCTGCGCAGGCTGGCCGAGACCTCCGGCACAACCATTCTCGTTTCCACCCGAGCGCCGCATGCAGTCAAGAAAGTCAGCGATGCGAGGATCAATGCGAGTGTCCGCATCAGCGAAGTCTCCGGTCAAAAGCGCCTCGACGGCTCGATCCTTTTCAGCCGCCCTCTGCGCCGCCACCCGCCTTTGCGCTTCGGCTATCCTGCGAGCGGTCTGCGCCTGTTTGGCCACATCCTCGGCCACCTGCAGTTCCCGGCTCAAGTGATCGACCTCGCTGCTCAGGCGGCTGTTTTCCCGTTGTAGCACCCAGATCCAGCCGCCTGCGGCAATCCCGACGATCACGGCGGCGATGAGGATGTACCGTGTCACGACGCCCCCTGCATCGCGGAGCAGTGCTCGGCCGCAGCCTCATAGATCGCTTCGGCCAGCACTTCCTTCCAGTCGTCGGCCATTTGGCATTCGGCGCTGCTGGATCCGAAGTAAGGCTCAAGCAGCGCCGCCGGGGCTCGACCGGCCCAGAGCGACAGCCAGCCACGGCCCTGGCCATAGGGGCGCAGTTTGATACCGCGGTCCAGCACCGGAAGATCGGCCACGATGGCGGCCTGCACGCGCTCGGCCAGCGCCAAGCTGCCGGACGTACCGCTCGACAGGGTTTCACAGCCATGCGCGCCGGGCCCTGCGGCGTTGAAGTGCAGCTCGAGCGACACGTCAGCGCCCCATGCGTCTACCTGCTGATACACGCGCTTGATCTGCGCGCTGTACCCACCGCCCGGTGTACGGTGGAACACCTTGACGCGCTCGGGGTTGATGTCCTCGATCATCTTGGCAAGGTCGCCGTTCCAGTCGAATTCGGTGCGGCCGTCCGTCACTCGCACGGCACCCTGGGCGCGGGAATTATGCCCGACAATGATTGCTATCTTCATCGCTTCATCTCCTTTTCGCGCAACCAATCGTCAGCGGTTGCGCCGCCCACGTAGGTTGCCAATGTCATCCAGATCACGTTGGCCAGCCCCTCCACGATCTCGCGGTGCAGGGCGTTATCCTCGCCCCAGCCGATCAGATACGCGATGCCGGCCCCGGCCCCCGCCAGCGCCGCGAACACGCAGCGGCGTCGGTATTTCCATGAGCGCGGCGCGAACACGCAGCGGCGTCGGTATTTCCATGAGCGCGGCGCGTCGATCATCGCCCGGTCTCCTGCAGCATTTTCCGGGTTCACCTCGTTGGCCCTCCCAAGTCGAACCAGGCGATGATTGCCTGGATCATTGCCGTGATGATGGCGACAGGGAAAAACGCGCGAATCCAGACTTGCCAACGGTCGTCGTGCTGGTCCTGACTCCGCTTGTGCTGCGCCGCCTCTCGCCCTCGTCGCTGGTGGCTTTCCTCAAGAAGCTGGTCGAGCTTTTCTTCCATGCGGACCTCGCGGCTGTGCCGCTCTGCGGCTCGAGCCTCGGCCCCGGTAAGTCTTGCTTCCAGCTTGGCCACTCTGTTTTCCAAGTCCTCGCTCACGCCTGACTCCCTGCCACCGTCCACCGCACAGGGGCCAAGACCGCCCCGATACCGTTTATTGCGTTTACACGTATTTCGTTATCTCGCGCCGGGCTTTAGCGACGGTGATATTCAGATCGTAATGCGGCCCGGCCAGCCGGTGAGCCATATCCACAAGACGCGCGCCCTCTTCCACCTGCCGGGCGAATGCCTTGGCCTCTGACCAAAGCCGGTATTTCCGGCTGAAACGGTAGGCTAGAGGGTGCGCAAACAGCGTCAGATACCACTGCCGCACATGCTCGTACTCGTGTGCGTGAAGCCCGGCGTCGTACCTGTACCGCGGCCTGATGCGAACGATCGGGCCGTTGGCCCTGCCTCCGACCCCATCCGGCAGCTTGTCCGTGTAGATGACGATATGCGGAAACTTCATTCTGCTTTCCCTTCCGGTTCAGCGGCAATTTCATCCATGACCGCCAGCAGGCAATCGAACGTGGCCCGGGCCTGATCCCTGGCTTCATCGCGTGCGCGTGCGGTTTCTATCCACGCCTGCACCGCTTCGGGGTCGCTGTAGCAAACGTGCCCGCAGGGCAGGCCGCGTTTGACCAGTTTCGGCGCCAGCACCCTCCCCCCGCTCCTGTGCGCCCCGTGGAGCACATATGCCGCGCCCGTGGTGTCTGTGTCCCGAAGGTTCACTGCAAAGCGCGTGGCCGCCTTGCTGAGCGGCGCCATGGGCAATACCGACAGATCGGCGCGCAGCATCCCATCCCGGTGCATGTGATGCGGCAGGGCCGGGTCTATGGCTCTGTGCAGCACGAGGAATGCCGAAAGCCATGCGGACCATTCCTCACGAGTAACTTCGCCACGAAACATGCGCTGGCCAACGGGGTGTGCCTCACAGGCGTGATGCAGATCGCGGGTGGCTTCGTAAAGACTGCCCATCATATCGTCACCTGCATCGCTACGCGGAATAGATCGTCCATCTGTGACTCTGAAAATCCTAGTGCATAGGCCAGTTCGTCCATCGCCTGTGACGTGCGCCGCCATTCAGCAACGTTATTGATCGTTTCTCGCATCGCCCAAGGTGTATTTGGGTCTGCGGCAAACGCGTCGAGTGCTGCGATTGTCCGTGGACCGAGAGTAAGCCTGCCCTGTAAACGCGAAACGACCATGCCTTCCCGTTCCTTCGCAAGTGCAATCGCGTCCCAGTCTATCGGCTGGGGCGCTGGTGCATCGGGACTAGCACACGGTTCAAGCCCCATATCAGCCACAGCTTCGAATACAGGCATGTCGGCACGGACCATAATTGGACCTTGCCACCCCAAGAGGATGTCCGCAACGTCCGGTTCAAACAAGTTACTTGTCAGCGCGAAACCTGTTTTTTCTTCTTCGCCCGCTTCTTCCAGAAGCGCCCATTCCAGCGCCACGAAAGTCCTTCCATCAGCGCCATTCCCCGTTGCCTGCACCATGGCCACGTTAGCTGCGTCTAGCTGCGCCGCAGGCACTGCAATGGTCACAAGAACTTTTTCCATTATACGCTCCATTAGTTTGTGGTCACGGTCCAGCCGCGAGAGCGCAGTGTGTCAACATCACCGCGCGCAATGGCAGCTTCAAGCGCCTTCATGTCAACGCCAGCCCGCGCCTGTCGCATTGCCGCGACAAACTCCGACCGGACGCCGGGCCATGTCTGGTCCAGCAATTTTAAGAACGCTTTGCGAGTGTCGCGGGTTGTCATACATCCACCTCAACCTGCGTCAGCCCCATTGCGGCGAGCGTTGCCAGCGCGTCGTTACCCACACAGGCCGTCAACTTGTCGGGCATGGCCATCACAGGCGTCAGGCTGAACAACAGCTCCGCTTGTGCGCGATTGGCCCCTGCCACGCTCACAGCACAACGCCTCTTTTTTCTGCGTAGTATTGCCGAGCATCACTACGCTGTTGTGCCGTCAGTAGCTTGCCGATGAAGGTGCATCCGTAGAAATCGGCATCGCCGTATTGTCCCATGTTGAGCGGGCTGATAACAGTGTTCACGCTATCTGACGCCGAATCTGACCCCGAGGCGTTCT